GACATCAATGCAGTTGTAAACTGGGTCAACGATTACGGTGCAGGCATGATTGCCCCCGAAATCTTTTACAGCAAGCAGCAGTTAGACACAATTAGACTTGATGCTAACGAGTATTCTTACTACCGTTACGCAGACGAGATGCCTATACAGGAGAAGGCTGACAAGCTTACTATCCGTAGATGGGCACCGTTACGTGCACATACTGTACCGCTTCAGGAAGGCGTACCGCCCGTATCAGATAAGGGTTCAGTAGAGAAGTATGAAATGCAGGCAGACCAGTATGGTCGTTACATGGAGTTCACTGATAAGGTAGACTTCAAGGTAGTAGATCCTGTAGTTGCACACTACTCAAAGGAATACTCTATAGTAGCTATCGAGACACTCGATCTGTTAGCACAGCACACTCTGCTCACAGTATCTCAGAAGTACTTCGCAGGTGGCGCAGCTAACCACGGTGCACTTAGACTTTGGTCTAAGCCCGAGATCGCAGACCTCAGACTTATCGGACTGTCTCTCAAGAAGCAGCTCGTTAAGCCTCGTTCAAATGGCAAGTTCCATGTTCTTGTATCTCCTGAGTTCGTATATGATATGCTCGATGACGAGTACATCCAGAACTACATGAAGATCAACCAGACCACAGCACAGGTTTATGACAACGGAACACTTATCCCTCTGTTCGGATTCGAGTTCTATGAGGTTATGAACTGCCCTGTAACTTGGACATATAAGAAGGCTGATAACAAGATGTACTTCATCCAGTATCAGATCCTTTCTGCCGTATCTTCAGGCGGCGGATACGTTGCTCCTACGAAGTCTGGCTACACAGTAGAGCAGTTCCCTGATCAGGACTACACAACTGTTACTGCTGATAACACATACTTCGCATACAAGGAAACAGAAAGTACCGCAGCAGCAGCTGCTATTGCAGCAGGATATGAGAACGATTCTCGTACAGGTAAGGCAGCATCTTACATTCCCGCACATACGGATTACGATGCAGGTGCTCTTACACTTCTTGATGAAGGATCAGAAGCTCTCAAGTTCCAGCACACTCTTATCCTTGGTAAGGATGCGCTTGCCAGAACAGGTCTTGCAGGTGAAGGAAACGCTAAGATGTACGTTAAGCCTCTTGGCTCAACAGGCGTACTCGATCCTATCGACCAGCGTCAGTCTATCGGATTCAAGATCAACTCTGTTGGTTTCGGCTCTGTAAGAACTGAGGCAGTTGTAGACTACATCAATGTACCCACACAGCTTAACGTCTAAGCTGCGTGGGTGCTAACCCACGAAAAAAGGAGTACAGTAATGGCAGCAACAAAGAAAACTAAGACTGCGGTTTCTATTGATGACAATGCTACCGTAGTAGACACAGCCGCTTTGAATTCGGCTCTCGAAACAAAGGTAACTGCACGCAGGGCTAACAACTCAAGACTTGTAGACCACTATAAGGGCGAGAAGAAAGTTCCTGTACAGGGTTCACCGATGTACCGTCCGTACTTCGGAAACAATATGCCGATCATCTTAAATGGTATCGCAATATTCGTTCCGCTTGATGGACAGCAGTACGAGATTCCTGAATCATTCGCAGCAATTTTCTTTGATAGGATCTCAAGGATAGACGAGCAGATAAACATGCGTAAGCAGATGGCAGCTATCTCAGATAATATTGAAGCATATGCAGGCGAAAGAAATCTGATTCAGAAGATTTAAGCACAAAGGGGCTGAACAATAGTTCAGCCCTTTTTATTATTGGAGAGGCTTATGTTATTATCACAAGTACAAAAACTTTTCAATGAAGCATTAGCAGGAGAGACATTATCTTATAAAGAGATGCTGCCTCATCTTGACTCTGCTATAGATGGAATTAATGCAAAGCTTAATTCTACATATCCTGTATTTTCAGATATTCCTTATGAGACATCTGAATCTTCTTATGACTTCTTTCCGGACAAGTACATACGTACAGTAGTAATACCAGGCGCAGCGTGGCATTTCTATGTAATGGATGAAGAAGGTTTACAGACAGCTCCGCAGTATCAGCAGGATTTTGAAAATGGTAAGTTCCTTATGCAGCGTGATATGCTGTACAAGATACCAGAAGAATATCAAGACGATGACAATGCAGGTTTCATAGTAGGTGATCCAGAGAGTGACCTCTTTGGTGATAGGGGACTTGTTGTAGATATAGACGTATAGGAGGTTACTTATGCGTTGGGATAAAGATTATAAAAATCCAGAAGTTATAAATGATCCTACTGTCATTCCAGCGTACGGTGTTACTGATGAAGAGCGTGCACGTTGGAACGCTAAGCAGGATGCGTTAGAATATGATGCAGTTCCTACTCCGTTTAGTGATAAGCATCTTATAAGTGGTGCTATATATAATGCACTTGAACAGTATCGTGCAAGCACTACTCAGGCTTGTCAGGACTACTATTGGAGTATAGCAGATGGTCTTGCAGAGACAAGACAGATAGTTATAAGCGCAGCAGAATCTGCTAATGATTCAAAAATAGCAGCAGGAATATCAGAAACCAATGCAGCTTCTAGTGCATCTAATGCTTTCACAAGTGCTAGAAATGCCGCAGAATCTGAACTTAATGCTTCAAATAGCGCTAATAATTCTTCATATTCTGCACAGTACTCTGAATCTTGTTCAAGAGATTCCGAAGCATATGCTGTAGGTACTCGTAATGGTTCTCCTGTAACTGAAGGAGATCCAGCTTATCATCATAATTCTAAATATTTTGCAGATCTCGGAAGAGAAGTTATTAATGATGAGGTTACTTCTGAATATTTTACATGGTCTTCAGATAAATTATCTACTTTACTTTCTGGTAAAGCAGATCTTGAGAATGGTAAAATTCCAGCATCACAGTTACCCAGTTATGTTGATGATGTAAAAGAATATTCCAGTCTTTCAGACTTTCCTGCAACAGGAGAAAGTGATAAAATTTATATAGCTATTGATACTAATAAAGAGTATCGTTGGACAGGTTCTACTTATGCTATAATATCTGAAAGCTTAGCCCTTGGTGAGACTTCATCAACAGCATACGCAGGAAATAAGGGTAAGCAGAATGCTGATAATATTTTAGCGTTGCAGGGACTTGTGACAGGTATACAGGACGTTATTCCTAGCACTGCCACATCTTCTAATAAGCTTGTATCAACCTCAGAAATGGGAACAGCTCTTCAGGGTAAATCTGATACAAGTCATACACACGATGATAGATACTACACAGAAGCAGAAGTAGATTCTGCGCTTTCTGGAAAAGCAGCTGCATCTCATACACATGATGATAGATATTACACAGAAACTGAAATAGATAATAAATTTAACGGTGTAACATTTACTACTTCTAATAATGAGATTTATATTAACTGGTAGGAGGCATTATGGCTGGCACACAGTTATTTAAAAATACCGCTAAAAACGCACATAGACGTAGGTATATGACTGATGAAGATCAGTTTTCTAAAGGCATGCAGTTTACTAATGCGCCTTTAACTGACGGATATGCTAAAGCTATAATTAATTTTGATCTTAAAAATGATGGTACATCATTAGTTCCTCGTGGTGGTTTACATGATGTAGCGAAAAATGTTGCCACTATAGATTCAGATATTACTGCTACGGATTATTTTGTACACCATGCAGATGCCACATACGTGCAGAATAATGATGGTAGCGATGCTGCATTATGTAATTATTTTATATTATGTAAGTCTATCAGCGGTGAGGCTCCTGAACTTTCGTCTGCCAAGCTTATGTTAGAATACGACGGGTCGTATCTTACCGCTGATTACGATACTACTGCACAGGACGGTCTTTCGGGAAGACTTCTCTTAAAACCTCCTGTGACTGCAATGCAAGATCTTGTGATCGAATCTCCTTTCAACCGCGACGGTATTTATGCTTCATTAGAAGGAAATACTTACATTTTGGTTTCAACTGCTACTACGCATAAGCTTGGCAGACTTATAGTAAAGTTTAATTTACAGCGCACAGCATTTACATGGTACGTTGAAGAAGTAACTCCTAGAGAGGTACAGCCTGTGCAGGCTATGAATTATGGATATAATATGCTTAAAGAGCATCCATATACCTTTGCTAATGTATCATCAGCAACAGGTGCTGTGCAGCTTACCGGAGTGCTGCCTTATGATGAGCAGGGAAACTTGCTTCTTACAGCGCGTCCCGGAACACCTATGGTGTTTAAGTTGTACTATAAATATCCTGCTATTGACGTTACTAATGAGGATAAGTATCTTGTACAGTGGGAGATTCAGGACTTAAACAATAGTACCGATGCCGAAGTAATACATAAAGTACGTGGTTCTGAGGAATATACGCCTGGCTCAGACATTACATTGACTTACACCCCATCCTACACTGCATTTTCTATTATAGTTAGATTATATAAAAAGTCTGAGATGGATGCACAGGATGCCGCTTGGGAGAATGATGAAGTACTTCAGAAACTTGTAACTAAAGATGATAACCTTACCCCCAATCAGGTTACAACTCTTGCTTCTTATTATCTTACAAGTAATTCTGATACATCTATGCTTAATGTGGCTCCTGTGGAGTATAACCTCGGAACTGCTACTGGTATGTGTTCATGGCAGCAGCGCTTAGTTATGTGGGGAGTTGAAGGCGCTAAGAGCACATTATTCGTGTCTGAAATAAATGATCCCAGTTACATGCCTTATCCTAATAACTGTGATATATTCAGAACCGATATTATATGTGCTATTCCTTATATGACTTCATTACTTGTGTTTACGACCAATGCTTTATATAAACTTACAATTAATGAAGATGGTTTATCATATACTACAGAGTGTGTACAGGAACGTCTTAATATGACACCTGCTGATACCAATACAGTTATTACTGTACAGAATATGGTGTATTTTAAGTCAGGTAATTACTTCTACATGGTAGTTCCTAATAATTCTTTAAGCGCCAGCAGTAATGTGCAGCTTGCTCCTGTGTCACGTCCGGTTGAGCAGATGTTTGACTCGCTTAAACTTATGTTCTCAAGAATGCTTAATGAAGTGTATGATTTGTCTTATGATGGTTATCATGCACCAATATCATTAGAGCTTATAGATTATAATGTACATCTGGCTAATACACAGATTCGTAATGTATATAAAGTTGCTGTGCGCAGACCGGAGGGCGTTGGAGATAGTAATACTTATTATTTTGATATAAGTGTCAATTATGATACAGTATTACGCGCATGGACTGTATATATGTATCAGACAAACGCTTATAGAGATATTGTATATAAAGCTACTGTCACAGGAGAAAATATATTTGTACATCTGTATATAGACGGAACAACATTTATACATGACATAAAAGCATCTTTAGTACAGCTAGATCCTTTACGTCCTTATGACGATATTTCATTAGATTATTCTAATGAACGTTTATTCGGAAATTGGCAGTTTATAGATACAGGATATAGAGATTTTCAGGAAGACTTAAAGAAACGCTTTAGAGAAGTTCAATTCTGTGTAAATATATTAGATACGCATGTACTTAAATTCAATACAGCATTTGTAGTAGATGATGTAGATAAAGTACCTATGTATAAACATACTGTACAGCAGTGTACAGATAGGCTTGATCCTAATTATGGCGTTATATTTATAGAGCGTGAGTTAGAAGAAAGTATATCTACTCCTGAAGTTTCGCGCTTTAATGACTGGGAGTTTGATACAGCACTATTCCCAGACATTACTGTACACAAAGTGCGGTATAAAGTAAGTGGTAAGGGATATGGTGGTGCTGTCAAGATCCTCAGTAAAAATGAGTTTCCGTTTGAACTCTTACACATTAACTGGGTGTATAGAGTTATGTTTGCACGCTAGGAGGTAACTATGTCTACAAAGTGGATTCCTAATTTTATAAAAAAGACTATTAATTATAAACCTAAAGAGATACTTACAGCACAGGAATATAATGCTATACTTAATTTACTTATAACACAGGGAGATTATAATTCTTCTTGGCTTGAGTATCTTCAGAATGATGCCATTCCAGAAGCTATTGCAGACATAGGTATGGCAGAAGTAGAGCAGGTTCTTACTGCTGTTGTACGTCAAGAGCTTGATGCTTTAGCACACCAGGTTATTAATAAGACAAGTGTACAGCTTAATAATCCTGCTGTGACTATACTTAATACTGGTTTACAAGTAGCTCCATGGAGTGACTTTAATGATTTATTAGAAGATAGAGGTTTAAAAGCCACTTATTGCATAGCTACTAATTTAGTAGGACATTCCAGTGCATATCCTACATTAGCACAATTACAGACAATATATACTGATGATAATGATGTTATTGCGTATTCTACAGATGGTGCTCCTCTCACAGCACTTACTGCGCAGGTGTCAGCAGATGCAGCTAAACAGTATATGACAACAAACGGTTTTAATACCGAGGTATTTATTTATCCTTCAGGTAATTCCGATAGTGATGTTACTTCAATAGTGCATAATTATTTTAATTATGCAGTTAATATTAATACGCACGGTACTATCACACCTGATAATATTACAGCATATTCTCCGGCTTCTGTGTTAGGTAATTTGGCAGTTATAAAATGTGACAGTACTATTGACACAGCAACTATTAAAGGGTATATTGATAGTATAGTTACAGCTAATAAATATATGATTCTTCAGGTAAACACCGATTCAGAATATTATGATGCTGAACAGTTTGCTGAAGTGTTAGATTATATGTTAACTAAGAGTTCTATACTGTATCCCGCTTCTATTTCTGAAGAGATGCAAGTTATCCACAATACTATAGGTAATTTACTTGATTTAGTCAGTGGTATAGCTATTACAGAAGCAAGCGGTGTAAAGTATATTAATTGGTAGGAGGAAATATTATGTCTTCAGCTCCTTTAAATTGGCTTTTAAAAATAGGTGCGGATGCACTTCAAACCACAGCCCAGACATTGTGTGCTGCTGTTAATGAGCTTAAAAGTGCTTTAGCTTTAAAAGCGAACACAGCAGATTTATCAACAGTGGCAACAAGTGGAAGTTATACAGACCTTTCAAATAAACCTACTATTCCTACCGCATTATCACAATTAACGGCAGACAGTACGCATAGAGTTGTAACTGATGCGGAAAAGTCAACTTGGAACGCAAAGCCGAGTACGACAGATGTCAACAATAAGCACAAAGTCACAAGTAAGCAAGTGACAACAAGCGGATGGACGAGTGATACAACAAGCCAAAGTGGAACTACTTTGTATAAGAAAACGATAGCGTTATCCCACGTTTACGTTGATAGCCCTACGGTGGACATCGGAGCGGCAAGCGGAAGTGTATTACCGACTACGGCACAGCAGGAAGCATATGACCTGTTGCAGTATGTGACTATTGACGGTACTACTCTGTATCTGTATGCGAGCGATATTCCGACTACGGCGTTCTATATTAAAGTGGAAGGGGTAGATTGATATGGCAGAAAAATTATGCACATTAAGGACTAAAGGCAGTGATAGTACATTAGTTGAACCAGTGTCTGTTATTGATAGAGAAGGACCTGCAAGTTCTTCAAGTAAAAGTCATAGTCGTACAATTACATTAACTAAAGACTCTTCTCAATTAATTGTTACGATGGCTAATAGTACATCTAGTGGAAGAGCACCTGCATTCACTGCTTTATCAGTTAGTCAGAATGGTGTTGCTTTAACACCAACTGTATCAGGTGTGAGTGGTTGGGATGGTTATGACGCACATAAAACAAATATTTATGTAGGAGATTTTAAACAAGGAGATACTATAGTTGCAACAGGTACAATAGCTTCAGCATCTGCTTATTATACGACAATTATAGTTTATTAATTGATTATGAATAAGGAGGAAATTAAAAATGTTAACAAAGTATTATGTATTAGTATTATCTCTTAATAAGAGTGGTGGCAATTCACAGAAGATAGACGCATATGCTACTTATGATGTAGCAGAAGAAGAATATTTCGATGCTTGTTCATCTTATGGTGGTAATGCACAGACAGGTTTTGTACATA